GATTGGCTGGACGATGACCAGCTGCACCGCCTAATGACTGGCTTAATCATCGACGCCAAGCGGCAAGGACGGTACCCCAATGACCTCGCATAAGCTCGACAACATGGACTTGGGCTTCGGCATCCCCGACGATGCGCTGGACTACCTCGACCCCGAGATATTAAAGAAGTGGCCACAGGGGTTGAGTGACATGCTCACCGTGGTCGAGAACGCCCACATCCGCGCCGGTGATGACCCCAAAGTAGCGCGCAGCCGCGCCTTTGCCGCCGTGCGTGCTATCAGCTCGTTTGCCGGTGGCCGTAGCCTTTACGTACCCCAAGGCCGCCAGTTAGATCGTGCCCTGAGAGACCGCGAAATATGGGAGCGCCACACCGGCGATAACATCCCTCAACTGGTCGAAGACTACGACCTGACCGAAGCGCAGATCTATAGCATCCTAGCTGAGCAGCGAAAGCTTGCCCGCGCCCGGATGCAGTCAGACCTGTTCGACGGCAGCACAAACCGCTAAGCTGGCAACGTTTATCACTGCCCGACAAACCCGCCACGGCGGGTTGTTTGCTTTCTGGCCCAGCAAATTTCTTAAAGCGCTTGATTCCCGACGTCTAGCCGTTCCCCTCTAGCCTGAACCTCACTGCAACTGCGCTTACCGCTACCCCTGCAATGAGGCTATCCCGTGAACACTAAAGCTCTACTAGACAAGCTACGCATTGGCCCTTGGCTAATCCTCGCTATTCTCACAACGCTCGCCGTTGGTTTGCTCTACCCCCACCAGCTCGGCGTACTGCTCTGGTCGCTCACCAAGTTGTGTTGGGGTGCTTACCTGGGTTACTGGATCGACCGAAGTATCTTCCCCTACGCACGCCCAGGCGACTATCAGTGCAACAACGGCAATGGCTTGAGTGCCATTGCGCTGCTCATGCTACGCCGCGCCATCATCATCGCCGCCGCCATCCTTGCACTTGGGCTAGGAGTCTGACTTGGGCGCCGATACTGCCGCTGTGCTGCTCGCAGAGGGCAAGCGCCTTGTCGCTGAGATCGACGCCCTTGCCGCTGGCCCTAAGCGTTTAGCCGCTTACTGCCGCCTGAAAGATGTGGTCGAGCGTGCGGAATCGGCGCTCCAGGAGGAACGGTCATGATGAAAGATCTCAAAGCCTACCTGCGGGAATACGGCACATGGATCGCCATGAGCCTGGTGCTGGCCACGCTGCTAGTACTGGAATCCTGCCAGCCTGCCCACGCCCAGATTCCCAACGCCGCGCAAGGCTACCAGCGCGAGCTAACGCGAGTAGTTCAGCAGGAATGGGGCATGAATGGCCGCGTGGCCGTGCATGCCGCGCAGATCCACCAGGAGAGTGGCTGGCGTTCGAACGTCAACAGCCCCGTGGGTGCGCAAGGGCTTAGCCAATTCATGCCCAGCACATCGGCATGGATTGCCGAGATCTACCCCGACCTAGGCCGCGCCGCCCCGTACTCGCCCGGCTGGGCCATGCGCGCCCAGGCTCGCTACAACCGTTGGCATTGGCAGCGACTCAGCAGCGCCGCTGACGAATGCCAACGCTGGGCGTTTGCACTCAGTGCCTACAACGGTGGCCTTGGGTGGGTAAACCGAGACAGGCGCCTAGCCACCGCCGCCGGTGACGATACCGGTGTGTGGTTTGGCAGCGTTGAGAAGTACACCGCCCGCGCTGGCTGGGCCCTGCGTGAAAACCGCCACTACGTGCGACACATTCTGCTAACACTCACCCCGCGCTATGCGGGTGCTGGCTGGCATGGAGGTGCACCATGCTCCAGCGAGTAACCACCTTTATGTTAGTGGCGCTTTCTGTCGCTCTGCTGTGGAAGACATGGCAGACAAATAACCTGGCCAACGAACTGGCCCTTGAGCGCTCAGCGTTGCAGCAGATGACCGATAAGCGAGACGAATGGCAACGGGAAGCCACTGAGGTGGCAGGCCAGCTCGACGAAGCCGAGCGTCTTCGCCGTGAAGCTGAAGCGGATGTTCAAGCGCTTCAGGAAGAACTGGCCGAACAAGCCGAGGGCTACCAAGCACTACGCCAGCGCATCCAACGCTCACCCTCAAGCGATGATGGCCCGGTGGCCCCGGTGCTGCGCGATACCTTGGAGCGCCTGCCATGACTACCACTGTCCACGTCTTGGTGGGTATTGCCGCCCTGGTAGTGCTAATGATCTGGCCAGAGCGCCGCACTAGCCTTTTAGCCGTTACCGCAGCGCTAGTAATGGTGGCATTGGCGGGCTGCGCCCAAAAGCCAAGTGAGCCACTGCCGCCGCCGCCAACCATCAATCTTTACATGTGCGCTGCCCCCGCAGGCATGACAGCACCAGAACGCCAACCGCTACGCCCTGTGGGTGATTACACCCAAGACGACGTAGCGCTCTACATCACCGACTTACACCACTGGGCAACGCGGGGCTGGCTCAAGCTTTCCCGCGTGCGTGAACACGCCGATAAGTGCGTGGCCAGTACCGAAGAAGACGAAGACTGAGGGGAACATGGAAATTACAAACTTATGGGATGCCCGCTTTCTTTTCGAGCTGCTAAAGAACGGCTTCCTGCTGGCGGGTGGGGTTTACGTCTGGTGGACAACCCGCAACCGCGCCACCAGCACCGCCATCCGCGATGTGCATGTCCGGTTAGATGAGGTGGATCGTCACGTGTCACGCCTAGAGCAAACGCTGGAAAATCGCCCAGGGTTCAGCGAAATCGACAAGCTTCGCGGCGAGATGGCGGGCATGAACCGTTCAGTAGGCGAGCTGGCCATGCAGGTGCAGGCCAGTAATGCACTACTCAACCGCTTGCATGAATACCTGCTGACGGAAAAGGGGAACCGATAATGAGCTATCCAGACTTTGAAACCGAAGGCCGACGCCTTGTCATCCTGCGGATTCTCTCGCGCCGCAATCAGTTCACCACCAACGAGTACTCGTTGAACGATGAGCTGCGAGGTGCCTACGCCCACAACGTCAGCCGCGACAAGCTGCATGGCGATCTCGCCTGGCTAGAAGAACAAGGATTGGTGATTACGCAGACTCCCCGCATAGGCTGGATCGTTACCCTAACCTCACGCGGTGCTGACTGTGCCGAAGGCCTCGCAAACGTACCTGGCGTCGCCAAGCCACGCCCAGGAGCATGAGCCATGCCCCCACGCAATAAGGTATTTGACCTGCCCCAAGAGGTACGCGAGCAGCTAAACGAGCGCCTGGTCAGCAGCGGCTTTCAAGGCTACGAAGCGTTAGCCGGTTGGCTTAAAGAGCGTGGTTATAACGTTTCCAAGTCGAGCGTGCATCGCTATGGCCAGGACTTGGAGGAAGAGTTTGAGGAAGCCATGGGCGATGTGCGTAAGACCACCGAGCTAGCCCGCGCCATGGCTAGCGAAGGCGAAGACGAAAGCGGCCACTTGATTGATGCCACCGCCAGGATCGTGCAAGACCAACTACTGCGTATCTCTATCGCCATGCGTAAAGCCGAGCATGAACCCGACGTGGCGGCAAAGCACCTTTCCAGCGTGACCAAAGCCCTGGCCGATATTGGCCGCGTTTCGCTTAGCCAGAAAAAGTGGGCAAAAGAGCTACGTGTGGAAGTGGCTAAAGAAGCCGCTGCCAAAGCAGAAACCAGCATGGCCACGCAAGGCATGAGCCGCGAAGCCATCGACTCAATCAAGCGCGACATACTGGGGATTGCCTAATGGAAGAACTCACCATGGCGCAGGCCATCGTTAAGGCCGGTGACAGCCTTGGCTATGCAATTGTTGTGGCTGCACTTATTCGAGGGTTCTTAAACTAATGAGCGCCGCACTTTCTACAGCGCCCGCTGCCGCGCTACCTGAATCCGTTCTTCTGCCCTATCAAAAGGCATGGATCGAAGACACCTCCGATCTCAAGATTGCCGAGAAAAGCCGCCGTACCGGCCTGACCTGGGGTGAGGCCGCCGATGCCGTGCTAACGGCCAGCAGCGCCAAAGCTGCCGGTGGTACCAACCACTTCTATGTCGGCTCCAACAAGGACATGGCCATCGAGTTTATCGATGCCTGCGCCATGTGGGCCAAAGCGTTCAACCGTGCCGCATCGCACATCCAGGAAGAGTTATATCAGGATGAGGATAAAGACATCCTCACATTCAATATCCACTTTGCCAGCGGCTTCAAGATCCAGGCGCTTAGCTCGCGCCCCAGCAACATGCGTGGCCGCCAGGGTAACGTCACGATTGACGAAGCCGCTTTCCACGACCAGCTCGCCGAGGTGCTGAAGGCTGCCTTGGCCCTCACCATGTGGGGCGCAAAAGTGCGCTTGATCAGCACCCACAACGGCGTAGAGAACGTGTTCAATGAGCTGATCCAAGACAGCCGAGCGAAAAAGAAGCGCTACAGCGTCCACCGCATCACGCTGGATGATGCTTGCGAGCAAGGGC